AGAATTGATGCAGGATTAGATTATGCAGATATGGATAAATTTGAAAGAGTTTATTCTGGACATATACATTATTCACAGACATTTGGAAAAATGAGAATGCTAGGATCTCCTTTTCAGTTAACAAGATCCGATACTGATAATGCAAAAGGGATAACCATACTAGATTTAGAATCTGGAGATGAGGAGTATTACGAAAACAATTACTCCCCTAAATTTGTTAGAATTACTTTTGATAAAGTTTTAAATTCAACGCCTAATGAATTAAATCCCATATTCAAAAATAATTTTATAGACATATTAGTTGATCCAGAATTAGCAGTAAAAGCTCCTCTCGGATTATTAACAGAATATGTGGTTCCCCCATTAAAAATATCATTCACACCTATAGCTAATCCCGGAGAGGAATTAGTAGATGAAGGATTTCACGATCTAGAAGGAAAAAGCTTTTCTATTTTAGATCTAACTAAATTATACTTAGATAAGTGTAACTATGAAGATGATAAGAAAAGTAAGATCTATAAAGCGATAGAAAAATTATTACATAAGGTTTCAGTACAAGTTAAAGAAGATGAAGATCAAGAAGATTGAATGGAGAAATGTTGCTTCATACGGTAACAAAATCCAAAAATTAGAATTACCAGATAAATCTGGTCTAATCCAAGTAGTTGGTGAAAATGGTGTAGGTAAGTCCACAATATCCGATGTTATTACATTCGGGCTATATGGAAAGCTTGAGGGAAAGAAACTTAAAGATATACCAAATAGATCTAATAAATGTGCTTGGATGAAGATAGAATTCGAGCAGGATGGAAAAATTTATGAAGTAGAGAGAGGATTAGAGCCTTCACTTTTTCAATTAACTATAGATGGTAATATTTACGATCAAGCTGGTAAAAATAATGTGCAAGATTTTTTAAGCGATGACATATTAAAAATACCTTATTATGTTTTTAATAATACAATTTCGTTATCAATAAATGATTTCAAAAGCTTCCTTAAAATGAGCACAACAGATAAGAAATTGATTATTGATAAGATATTCGGATTCTATATTCTCAATGAGATGAGAGACATTTTAAAAGAAGAATCAAAGACTATAAAATCATCAATTGATAGATTATCCGGTGAAATATTTGCTACTGGAAGATCTATAGCAGCATCACAAAAAGAACTAGAGGATTTACAACAAAAAATACTAGAAAATTCAGGGTCAGAAATAGAAAGTAATAAAGAGCAATTAGAAAACTACAAAGAACTTTTAAAACTACACGGAGATAAACTAAAAGATTTTAGGTCTAAAGAAAATGAAGCAACTAGGAACGTAACAAAATCATACGAATTGTATAGTGATCTTTCTTCTAAAATTAAAAATATAGATTCTAAAATGAATTTATATAATAATGAAAAATGCCCGACTTGCTCATCCGATTTATCTACAGAATTTCATAAAAATTTATTCGACGATCTTTCCGATACGAAGATTAAATTAACAGAAGATCTAGCTGATTTAAAAAAGAATTATGAGGATGCTAAGAAGGTTCAAAGTAATATTGCTACGATTAAGAATGACCTATTTACAAAAGGGGGTAAAATCGAAAGTGCAATTAGAACATTACAAGATAAAATTAAAACTCTCAAGACTTCAAAAAATAACGACCAGGTTAATTCGGTAAGGAAACTTTTAAATGGAGCTAATGAAGATCTTTCCGATTTTAGTCAAGAAAAGACTGTTTGGGAAGAAAGACAGATTTGGATTAAGACTTTAGATGAAGTGCTTAGTGAGAAAGGGGTTAAACAATTAGCTATTAAGTCCATATTACCGTCTCTAAACAACGAAATACTAAATACCTTATTATCCCTTCACTTACCTTACAAAGTCGTTTTTAACGAAGAATTTAATGCCCAGATATTCCACTTGGGAGAAGAGATATCAACACAGACATTATCCACGGGAGAAATGAAGAAAGTGGATTTTGCAGTTCTTGTTGCTATAATAAAGCTAATGAAAATAAGATTCTCTTCAGTTAACATACTTTTCCTTGATGAAATATTTAGTTCAGTAGATCCTGATGGAGTTCATAGTATATTAAACACATTAAGAAAATTAACGGACGATCTAAGTATGAGCATTTTTGTAATAAATCATGCTCCGATGCCAACAGAAATATTTGATTATAAGATAGAAATATCAAAAAAGAATAATTTCTCAGATATTGCTTTCGATAAAATGGTGTAGGATATATAAATCATGGCAGATACATTTCCAGCAGGCACAGAATCTATAAGAAATTTAACACCTAAATTTAATTATTTTTTAGTAGTTAAAGAAGATTCTATTGCAGACGATATTCCACAAAAAGAATATTTTGTTTATAGATTTAAAGTGGCACTTAGTGCTAGCGATGGAATTAGCGAATTAAAAAAATATTTTGAATTCATTTTAAATTCTCGTGTTTTTGTTTGTAACGAACTTAGTGATGTTGAATATGCTACTGGAATTTTTTATCATCCATACTACAAGAACGGTAAAAAAGAGCCTCTATCATTTAAATTGAAAGAAATTCCTATTTATATGCAATCAGAAATAAGAGTTATTGATTTTAATAAGGATCTATACCAATATGGAAGTAAACCTATAATAAAGGATAATACATCTGTTATAATATAATAATAAAATATGAATTTTTTAGAAAAATATAACACTGACGACGTATTCTTTAGGGGTATAATACTAGGTCTATTAACTAAGTTAAACCAAACAATAACTTACGATCAAACAGATAATAATCAATTAACTACTAAAATTTACATACCATTCTTCTATTCTATGGTAGGCGACGAGCCATTCTTACAGGATTTCTATCTTTCTTATGAAGATTGTGATGGTAAACCAGCATTTGCTGAAGGAAATTATGATGTTATACCAAGGGGTATTATAGAAATAGGATCAACAAGAATTGACACAGGATCGGCAACTACCAAATTTGTTAGAGGTTCTTACACTAAAGAAATTGAAAAAGAGGAAGGAAGTGAAATGGTTACCTATTCTTCTTATTTTAATCCAATCCCATTAGGTATACAAATTACTGCTAAAATAAAAGTTGATACCACTCTTGATGCTTTCAAGGTTCAACAAAGTGTTCTTGAAATTCTTTATAAAAGATTCATATACTATTTTTACTATAAAGGATTCAGAATACCGGTACAAGTGAGTCTTCCTGATGCACCTCCAGATAAGCAGCCTAATAATTTCCAAATGTCTTATGGTTCACAAAGAGGAGAAGCAATAACTCTTTCTTTCTCTATGGAATTAGAAACATATCTTCCAGAATTAGACTTAACTACTGAAAGATTCAGAGGTAATTTAATGCAAGGAGGAATAAAATTAAATGCTGAATTTGGTACTGCTCCTGCAGATAATAGCCAAATAATATCAGGATTAGGAGTTTATGCTATTAATAGCGATATAAAAGGGGAAACGGGTGCAACGGGATCTGGTCCAGCTAATCCTTAAGAATTTAAAGGTTGATCATCTTTTACTTCTTCTTCTTTTACCTCTTCAAGGTCAGTAACTCCAGAATCTTTAGATTTTCTATAACCTAAAAGAGTTGCACCTATTGATATAAGAATAATAGATTGAGTTAAAATATCTGCGCTTTTATCTAAAAACATCTTATCAATACACCCAAGTAAGAAACAAATACCTCCAATAAAAACTATATATAGACCCGATGTGCCACTCCCAGAAGTTTTTCCATCTGAGTTAGAAGTAAGTTGCGCGAAGCTAAACCTCTCCATAGTTGCTCTGAATTTTTTCATATTGTTTTTTCTGATATATATTACAAACAGTAGCCAAAATGGCAGAGACACTAATAGATTTTACTTCAATAGGAAATTACAGAATAATTTCTTGGAGCCAGCCATGGAAAAATGTTCAATCATTTAATGGATGGATAATTGATACATTGGGTGAAGATCCACCCCATATTTTTTTATACTTAGAATATAGATGGAGTATTAACGGATCTAATTGGTCTTTATGGAGTCAATTGACCGAAGCATCAGTTCAGTCATTATCTATATCACCCGATAATCCATTATGGCTAGAGGCTAGAATGACTGCTACATCAGATGAAAATTCTAGTCCTTATTACCCGCCAGGAACACCATTAAATCCCCCGATAGAATTATTAGATTTTGTATTTGATCTGACTTATAGAACGGTAGATCCCAGAGATTTAATGGGCAATCCACCCGCACCTATGTGCAGTAAAGAATTAACAAATTATCCTATAGTATTTTCGGATTGTAATTATACATTTAGGCCATATGATATCAATAGAGCTATAAATCTATATCAGGATTTAAGCAAGATTGTAAATAATGTTTTTGGTCACGAGGTTGTTTATTATTCAGTACAGCCACAAGGTAGAGGTAAAGATGTTGTATTAAAAGAGTATACATTATTTGATGTAGTAGAAGAAAAATGTGTGAAGGTAATGGTACCTAATAACACATTCCCTGATGCAGCTTTAACTTTCGATTCATGGGGATTAAACTTTAATCAACCATTTGAAATTCATATCGATAGAAAATATTTTGAAAGCATATTTGGAAAAGCATCTCAGCCAAGAAAAAGAGATATTATTTTCTTTCCTTTAACTAATAGGATTTATCAAATAGATTCAATGTATGTGTTTAGAGATATAAATAATTATCCAGTATATTTTAAGATTCAATTAGTTAAATACGAGATTAAGAAAAACACATCTTTCGTTGATCCTACTGCAGAATCTGCATTATTAGATTACACGGTAAACACCCAAAAATTATTCGGGGAGGAAATAGAAAACCAAGAGATTGAATTAACCAAACCCCAACAATATGCAGTGACGTCACAAAGAAGATTGGAAGATCCTATAAGATCATATATTAGCAAAGGGCTTCCTATAATAGAATATGATCTAAATAATAACTGGACGATAGTTTTTAATAATTATTATGATTTAGATAAATTATTTATTGACTCACAAAATGCAGTAGATCCTGCATCTCCTGCATTATTAGATTTTGAAAGAGATGCTGTTAGATGGAAATCTGATCCAGTTTTAACAGCGACAGACGAAAGATCATTTATGTGCTGGTTTAGAACAAGAAATTTCTTAGATAGAAGTAGATTAGTTCCTAAGCCCGCTCCTAAATTATCAATAACTATTGATACAATAGGAACAAATGAAATAACTTACACAACTTATCCAATACCACATAAATTAAGTCTTGGAGAAAATCCTAATGGATTTATATCAATACTCGGGGATGGAATAAGATCTGGCGGATTTGAAATACTAGAAATAGTCGATCAATTCAGATTTAAAATAAAAGATGATGGAGCAGCAGCACCAGGTACTACTGCAGGATGGAAAGCTCAAAAAGCTCAAACAAGAATTCTATTCGATGGATATTACGGGGGACAAGGATTACGTATAGATTTCATATGGAGCGGATCAAATGCAGTCACTAGTCCAACAGATAATAATTATATAGAAACAGGAAGTTTTAGAATAAAGATAAATAACTTAGAAGTATACTCTCCGTTTGGGGCTGGAATAGCTAGTACCATAGGACAATTTATACCTTCTGTAGATGATTGGTACGGATTTGTTTTTAATTTTTCCAACATATTCAGACAATATTCACTAAAGGTTTGGCAATTGACTTATGATCCTGATAATCCGCTAGCTCAAACTTCGGATTTGAGTCTAATACATTCAATGGATGGAGTTACTTCACAGGCTTATACTTTTAATATTACGCCTGTAATTGATAATAATTATGATAGTCCATTTTACGGAACTAATAATTATTCATATAAAACTAGTTCTTGTCCGCTTTGGGCAACTAACTATAGATTTTTTAAACATATGGTAGAAGAGGAAAAACAGTCAACAATGCTAAATCAGAATATAATAGGAGATGCGCATCTTGCTATTATAATAGATAATGCTAAACCTATATTAAAACTTCCTAAGGTCGCCAGAAACAGATAATTTATGCCAAGAAGAAAACCAAAAATACCGAATCTTTCAAAAGAGGCAGAGCTTAATCTTAAAGATAAGCTTGATGGAATTGTTTTAGCAGATGAAATGCTAGCAGGACTAAGTACACCGGATATCCCCGCAATGAAGCCTCAGAGATTCATAAATGTAGATTCAGTAAAGAATGAGGTAGAAACAGAAGCTAGAGCTATATTAGATTCATTATCTAGATTCTATGCCGATTTAGAAGATATTCCAGAAGACAGTTATTTAAAACACAAACAGAAAATAGATGCTCTTAATATATCAACTATGGCATTTCAGATAAGAACTGCACAGCATGCTATATCGAAGCTTGTAGAAGAAATAGATTCAGGAAGAATGGAGCCTAGGCTTTTTGAGGTTCTAGCACAGCTTCAAAATCAGATCATGCAAATGCCTAAAAATTTCTCTAACTACATGTCACAAATGGAGAAAAATTACAAACAGCTTAAAAATGAATCAGAAGAGATTAAAAGAGGCGGTAATATCCAATTAGATGAACACGGAAATGTTATACAAACTGACGAAAATATGGATCTTTTAAAAGTAAGAGGTACTAAAAGTTTAATGGAAAATTTACAATCGGTAATAAAATCTGGTAATCTTGTTAAAGACGCAGAAATAGTACCGCCTAACGATGATCTAATAAATCCACGAACAAAATTCGGGTCAGGATCAGGTGATTTATCTTTAGGCGGAGATGATGATATTGACTTTGAAATAGAAGATGATATTTTCGAATAATTAATTTATTATGGCACTTAAAGAAGATAAAATAGGTAATTTTTGGTCGACTGAAAAAGTTGATCAATTAAACTATAATGCAGAAGAAAATGGTATAGACTATAAAGATGTTGATAATCCTTATCATGAGAATGATCCAGAATTAAGAAAGGGACAAATTCTATTCGAATACACCGAATGGGAATTAGAGGAGATGAGAAAATGTGCAGAGAATGTTGTTTATTTTGCAAATAAGTATTGTAAAGTAATGACAGATGATGGTATACAGAAGATAAATCTTAGGGATTACCAGATACAGATCCTAGATCAATATCAAACTCACAGAAAAAATATATTCGTTTCTCCAAGACAATCAGGTAAAACTATAACTTCCTCCATATTTCTTTTATGGTATTTACTTTTTAATTTTGAAAAGAATGCTATGATTATGGCAAACATTGGAGATACTGCTGCGGAATTAATGGATAAGATCAAAGTTATTATGAAAGGACTTCCTTTCTTCTTAAAGCCAGGTCTAATCGTCTATAATGTAATGACCATGAAGTTTGATAACGGATGTAGAATAATGGCTAAGACGACAACTAAAACATCGTCTATCGGTTACACAATTCATATGTTATACATGGATGAGTTCGCACACATTAACCCTAACTTTATCAATCAGTTCTTTAAATCAGTTTACCCTACTATATCTTCTTCACAGATAGCCAGAGTTATTATAACTTCCACTCCTAACGGAATGAATAAATTCTGGGAGCTTTATAAAGGAGCAATAGAAGGGGAGAATGAATTTAATCCAATCAGAGTTGAATGGTGGCAAATTCCAAATAGGGATGAGGAATGGAAAAGGAAAGAAATTGCAGCATTAGGGTCCGAAGAGGATTTTAATCAAGAATATGGCTGCCAATTCCTTTCATCATCAAGACTTCTATTGGATTCTTACACATTAAAAAGATTAAAAAATAGTGAAGAACAATTCATTTTTCATGAACTCTCCCCGTTCGAAAATAGCCCAATAGATTATTCTAGCCTTATATGGCATCCTAAATTCGATCCCACATCAATTTTTGAAAAGGATGGACAAAGATTTTATGTTTCAATAGATACAGCAAGTGGTGGTGGTGGAGATTATTCAGTAGCAAATATATTTAAGGTTGCTCCTATGCCGTCTAATGTCATTAAGAATAAAAAATTCTTTGAGGATGAGAGCGATTTCTTCTGTCTTTTACAAGTTGGTATTTTTAGATCTAACACAATAGAGATAGACGAATTTAAAGCTTTGTTAGAGATATTAATAGGAAGTATATTAGGTGTTGATAATACAAGAATAGTTCTAGAGCTTAATTATAAAGGGGAAATTCTAATGGATAAACTTTTAGATTGTGAAGAATTCTTTGACGAAATGTTTGTTTATACAAAACATTCTGAAGCTTCTAATAGATTAAAGCCTGGAATTAAACTAACCGTTAAGAATAAAGAAAAATTCTGCTACGATTTAAAAATAAATACAAGATCTTCTAAAATAATTCCATGTAGTAAAAACGGAATACATGAATTAGCTAACTTTGGAATAAATCCAAATGGAAGTTTTTCTAGTCAAATAGGTAAAGATGATGAGGCAATGACACTGGTAAATATAAATTGTATATTTGATAACGGGGATTTTCAAGAGACAGTTTCTGACCTGTATGATATAATACCAGAAAAATTCAGAAAATTAATGGAAGAAAGGTTAACTGAAAATGTAGAATCCATTCAAAACAAGACTAATGACCTTTCAAGTTATACTTTCTTAAACGGACTCCTTGATTCTTGAGAGACGAATGATATATACATAGAAAAAGAAGTCTAAAGCAGTATACTTCTTCGATATATAAAAAAATAAAAATTAAAGATGGCCAAACAAGTTAAACTTGACTTATCCCAATTCAAAGCATCGGGTGTTTACACATTAGAATTTGATGCTTCGGAAAATATTATCATTAATCCTCAGACGATTAGATTAGTAATAGGTTACTCTAATATTGGACCTTTCAATACTCCAGTATATTGTCCCGATATTACAACTTTCCAGTCAGTATTTGGGAGTACTGATAAAGCTTTAGAGAAAAAAGGATCATTCTTTCATAGATCTGTTTTAACATGTTTAGGGAGTGGACCTGTATTTGCTTTAAATCTAAGATCACTTAACAATACTGTAGATGCTAACGGGGATCCTGATTACGCTGCTGGTGCTGACGTTGCTAGATATCGTGCTTTCTCTATGGATTCAGAAGAGCAAAATGGTGCTAATGCAACAGGAGCATATTCAGATCCTTTGACAAATCAAGATAAATTAGTTTCTTCTTATTATAATAAAGAGAAATTCTGGTTCCCAGACACTAATTATTTCTTAGCAACTGAAGATTCTGCTGGTGCACAACCAGATACAAGAAAATTATTCAGCCTTGTTAACTTAGGCCAAAATCCAGTTAGTATCATTGTAAGAAAATCTTTAGATTCTAGATTTCCTTTAAGAGGATTTGATATTACAGCTAGAGAATATTTTGGAGCTGATAATGTACCTTCTTATATGAATCAATATGATTATCTTTCAGATTGGTTTATTGATGTAATCGTAATTAGTGGAAATTGGACTGATTATCAAGCTTTAGCTAATGATCCAGTTTATAATACATATTTCACTTCTAAAGGATTTATTAAATCACAAATAGATAATTTCTTATCACAAAATGGAGTTAATACTTTATTAACTGTTACTGGTACTATTATTCCTAACTTTACAGATCAAAACGGTACTCTTAGATACATTCAGACATTAATTAACAACCAAACACCAACTACTGGTATATTCTGTGCAGTTAATGAAGAAGCTTTAGATGATTTATTAGTAAACTCTTCAGTTTTTGATCTAGTTGGTCATCACTTAGTTGATGAAACAGGCCCTGATGCTGATATTACTACATTTCCTAGAAATTTAAATTTCTTATCTTATAGCCAAAATCTATTTGCAGATTACACTTACGATAGAAATGTAGATGGTTCTACTACAGGTACAGAGATTGTTGATTCTGGAGTTTCTCCTTCTACTGGTTTTGATATATTACCAGAAACTGGTACATTATTAATAGATACTAATTTTAACGTATCAACAGAATCTGGAATACCTTTCACAGAATTTGATACATATTCTACTACTGCTAGAGATGGAGGATCTATTTATTTAGATACTAAATTTCAAAATCCGACTCTACACGATACGCAAATTACAACTTTAATAGGATTCTTGGATACTACTCCAGATTCACCTGCTGAAAGATGGGTATTAGGTAAAGTTACATCTAACTTACCAACAGCTGGATATTTAGGATTCTATGTGGGTGACTTAGTTAAGATTAAGGTAACTGAAGCTAAATTTATTACTAATAACACTTTACCAGTAGGCGAAAGACAACAGGTAAGAATCAGAATGAATCACCCATTAGTTGGATCAACTGCTTCTACAACTTATGTTGAACCTTGGTATGAAACAAACAAAAGTACAGTGGATGCTTACCAATTTGGTACTCCCGATTACTTTGATAATGACGACGTTTTCTTCTCACCAGATATCCCAGTAGGTACAGATAGCTATTTAGCTTATGAAAACTCTCTTATGTACAGAGACTGGACTAAGGGAAATATTGGAGATGGGGATAAAGATTGGAAAGATGATACTGGATCTCTTTTACAATACTTAAAATTTGAAGTAAATGTAGATAGAGACGGTTATAAAATCCTAGTCTGTAGAGCGTTTTCTGACGATACACTTACAACTCCGGAAGCAATTGAAGGATTTGGTAATACTTATATTAGTTCTTTACCTACTGGTACTAATGCAGTTGGAACATACCAATTTAATATCGTTTCAACAACAGGTAACATTAGTGATTATATTGATATTGTTACTCAATTACAGCCTAACGTTATTGAATTAACTACAGCAATTGCTAATTCTTCAGGAATTAAGGTAGGAGATCTATTAGTTTCTACTGACACTCAAATTTACGATAATCCATTAACTGAAAATCTTCAGTCAAGATTAACTAGAGTACTTGAGGTTAAAACAGTAGCTTCTGTTTCTTCCCCTGGTATTTACACAGTACAAGTTAAAACTGAAAGACCTATTAAATTGTATCCAGGTACAACAACAAGAGTTTTGAACTTTAAAAATATACAAGAATTTGTTACATCTTTCAATTTCACTTATCTACCAGGAGCTCAGATTAAAGCTGCTTCTGTACCAAATGGAACAGATACAAGAATGAATGAGATATTAGATGTACTTTCTAATACAAACTTAGCAAGAACATTAGCTGATACTGACGTAATCACATTCAGATACATCGTAGATACATTCGACGGAGGTATTCAACCAAACTGTAAATATCAACTTACTAGACTTGCTAAAAACAGACAAAAATGTTTGGCAATTTGTAATGTGCCTTCAATGAAGAAATTTGCAGATTCTATTGACCCTAGATTTACTTCAGCACCTACTGCAACTGATCCAGCTCCAATTTTACAAGCTAGATATATTGCAGACGGAGGTAACTTAAGTTTAAATCCTTCATTCACGTTCTCTTTACCTGACGAAGATTTAGGAGCAAAATTCTCTGGATTCTTCTCTCCGTTCTTAACAATCAGAGAGAATGGTAAGAACTTAAACGTTCCACCATCAGCATACGTTTCTAATAACTTCATTCGTAAATTTATTACAGGTGAACCTTATTCAATCGTAGCTGGTCTTAAAAGAGGTATTATATCTGCCGGTAACTTAGTTGGTCTTGAATATGATTTTGATATTGAAGATAGAGAATACTTAGAGCCATTTGGTATCAATCCGATCATCAGAAAAAGAGGTGTTGGTATTGTTATTTACGGTAACCAAACAAGTTACCAAAGAACTAACTCAGCATTTAATAACTTACACGTTAGAGACTTATTAATCACTATTGAATCTGCAATAGAACAAATACTTTCTAACTATGTGTTTGATTTTAACGAAGACAATGTAAGACTTGAAATTAAAACATTAGTAGACAATTATTTAACTGGAGTAAGATCTGTTGGAGGTATTTATAACTACTTATCTATTATGGACTCTTCTAATAATACACCTGCAATCATTGATCAAAATATTGGTATTATTGACGTAATTATTGAACCTGCAAGAGGTATTCATAAGTTTATTAATAGAATGACAGTTACTAGAACAGGTGGTATTGCTTCTGGAGGATTTTTGCAATTTAGTTAATAGATTTGTAAATAAATCAGGGAGAAAAATATATAAAATAAAAACATGGCAGGATTACCACATTATTCAAGTTCGAAAGCTTCGGTTAATAAATTCGAACCCGTTTTCCTTAATCAGTTTGAGGTGACTATTTCACCTCCTGCTGGTGTTATATCAGTTCAAGGAAATCCTGGTAGCGGAAATATTCTTTTAGAGCAGGTGACCAATATTTCAGGTTTACAAGTGGATCAAAATGCTGGTGAGATCACTCAACAGTACAAATTTGCTAAAAGATACTATGCTGGAGCAGCTCCACAAAGAACTGGTTTAGATGTTTCAATATCATTCGAAGTTAACCTTGATGATGACAATTCAATGTATGTTTTTAAAATACTTCGTCAATGGTCTGATTTAATTTATAATCCTATTACAGGAGCAATGGGTCTTAAGAAAGATTACACAGGAAATATTTTAATTAATGTTTTTAATAAACAAGGGGATATTTTCAGAAAGATTAATCTTAAAGATTGTTTCCTTATGTCACCTATAACAGAAATGGGATTAAACTATACTCAAGCATCTATTTATAAAATTGATGTACAATGGGCAGTAGATTATTTCGAAGACGTATTTATATAAATATAAAAGAAAATGGCAGGATTACCACATTTTAGCTCAGCAAAAGCAGCAGTTCAATTATACGAACCAGTATATCTTAATCAATTCGAGGTTATTATTCAACCTCCTGTTGGTGTAACTCTTCCTCAAGGAAACGGCGGAAGGTCTTTATTGGTAGAAAATGTACTTTCTGTTTCTGGCTTATCAGTTGATAAAAACCCAGGTGTAATGGAACAAAGGTATAAATTCTCAAGAAGAAGATATGCAGGTGGTGCAGTTGATGATACTGGTGTAAAATTCAGAATTGAATTTGAAACCAATTTGGATGATAACAACAGCAACTACGTATTTAAAACTATGCGTCAGTGGTCAGATTTAATCTATAATCCTTTAACAGGTGCTACTGGTATTAAATCTACATATGCTGGTGGAACTTATGTACTTGTATCAATATTCAATAAAGAAGGCGATGTATTTAGAAGAATTAAATTAGTAAATTGCTTTCCTACAGATCAAATAAAAGCAATGGATTTAGATTATACTAACGGAACAACTCCGTACAAAATAGCACTTTCATTTAGAGCGGATTATTTCGAAGACGTTTTTAACTAAAAAAAATCAAGGGAATATATAAATGGAGACTCAACAAAGTCTCCATTTTTGTTTGATCTTATTTCTTACAAGAATGTCGATATTAAAATAATATGGACGACGATTGTGACTCAGAAACAGAAAAGAAGACTTGCCTCAATCTGCTTAATCCTAGCAACATTTTTCAATCCTTTCGGATTCGATATCCTTTTTGCAGCTTTAATGAAATGGACACATTCCTATTGGCATACTGTCGCAATTTTTTATTTCCTTTCGGGATTGTTCTTTGGTCTTTACTTTTTTTTATCGTCTAATAGGAAACTAAAAGAAAAAAAAGAGTAAAAGAAATATAAGAAAAAAAATATGATTGACAATTTTGACGATGAGCTTCTAAATG